ATACGCAAACAACGAGTTGACAAACAATCAGTCGTTTATGAAGCACCGTGGCAAAAAGCCAACAGGTTAAGAGTTGCTGAACTAACGCCACGAATCGCCCGTAAAGACCCAAACGAAAAATATGTAACTGACATGGAATTTTTTTCAAATTTAAAGGAGATTGGCAATGGCACTTCCAACTAAAGCCGTAGAGCGTTTATTTGAAAAACTCCAGCTTACATACGGTACAGAGTTTACGAACAAATGGGGCGAATTAAACAGCATGGATTTGATGACCAATTGGGCATTTGAACTGGCTCAGTTTGCAGACAATTTAAATGCTATCGGTTGGGCATTGCAAAACTTGCCTGACCGTTGCCCAAACTTGATTGAGTTTAAGAACTTATGCAAACAAGCACCTAGACCCATCACAATTGCTTTAGACGCACCAAAAGCACCAGTTGAGGTGATTGACAGGGAAATTTCAAAAATGCTTGCTGGGCTTGTTAAAAAGCCTACTGATGCTGGTGACCACAAACGTTGGGCTAGGCGATTAAAAGAACGACATGAAAAAGGCGAACATTTGTCACCTTATCAAATAAATTGCTACAAAACTGCGCTAGATATGTTAAGCTAACTAAACGTTAAGGGGTTACAAATGACAATATGGGATTGGATATTTGTGTTTTATCTATGTGCGGCAACACTTTTAGCTGGTTTATGGTTGTGGAAAACTCGCATTGAAAAATTACCACGAGTTTCTGAGGACAAGCCTTGCCAATGTTTGCACCCAATCAAGTGTGATTTATTTGACAAATGTATGAGAGGTGAAAAATGACAACACAACAGAAAATAATTAACTATTGCCAAGAACCACGGACAACAAAAGAACTTGCGGAATACTGCGGTATCAACAAAGACACCATGTATACGCATTTAAGTCGATTGCAGCGCAACGGCATTATTGACAAGATTGGTGATGGTAGGCGCAGAGTTGCACCAGCTAAGTTTGTTGTGACTCGTCAAGCACCAGTTGCTACAGAATCGACTGTTGATTACGAAAACCTTGCAATTACCTATGCACATAACCCGTTTGGATTGCGTTTATGACAAAAGAAACCAATTACGGGAAATTGTTGCAAGCAATGTACGACCAAGGTTTTGCGGATTGTGAAGCGGCGGCAAAGTTAGCTATTGAAGCAGGCATTAAAAAAGCAATGCTTGCGGAACGTGAAGCTTGTGCGGAATTGTGTGAAAAAACATGGAAACAACAAGCTTTACGTCATTACGCAGCAATAACATACAGTCAAGCCGCCAATAGTTGTGCTGCTGCAATTAGAGCAAGGGGCGAACAATGACAAAAGCAGATTACGTTCATTTGTTTAAAGAAGCTTGCGCTGACAAATGCAATGCTGAATTTAACCCTTGTATATTTCGCCAAGCTGCTAATTCGTTGGCTGCGTTAAAACCAATTGGTTACATGGATAAAAACGGAATATTGTTTAACGACACTACGCACCCTGAGTTACACACGCCACTTTACGCATTGGAAACAGACAATGAATCCACTTAGCCCAAAACAAATACTAAGAAACTTGGAAAACGGTTTCTTTATGACGCATCAAGAACAGACTGAAGCCGCTGAATACATACGCCAGTTGCAGCAATCTAACCAAGCATTGACAGAAGGAATGTTGAAAAACGCTGAAGAAGTGGTTAGGTTACGGCGTGATTTGCATAATGCAACAGGATTCACTAACGAAGTTATTGTTAAACGTATGGAATCTAATTTGCGTCAATGGGTTGGTTTGACCATTGAAGAAATAACAGGGCATATGTGTGATTGTGCAGATGATGACGGAACATACAAAACATCGTGTTTTATTGATTACGCAAAAGCCATAGAACAAAAGCTTAAAGACCTAAACACATGAAAGACCAACATGATGCAATAGATTACATTTACACCACAGCACCTATCTATGGCGCAGCCAAAGGGCAACTTGCAGAACTGGAAGCATACAAGCACAGCCTTCGGGCCATTATGATGACTAAATCGCTTGAAACCACAATTGGCGGTCAAGAAAAAGAAGCCCTTGCAAGCCCCGAATACCAGAACCTATGCAAAGCTATAGGCGCAGCCACAGAAACGGCTGAAACGCTTAAATGGCGGCTAGAATCGGCAAAGATGCGCTTTGAGGCATGGCGCAGCGAACAAGCAAATAACAGAAACCTAGAAAGGCTGACAAAATGAAAGATTACAGCGAAAGTTTAATTGAATTGAAAAAATTAACTAAAGAATATCAAAGTGCTTGTTTAAAAAATGAATTTGATCGTGCAGCAGACATTGCTGTAGACATGGGTGTGTTGTGCTGCGAACTTCAAGAATGGAGTGAAATTAAACTTGAAGAAAGCAGATAAGAAGCATTACGAAAAACTGGTGGAACTTGGATGCGCTTTATGTAGGCATTTAGGATACGGGGAAACAATCCCACATATTCACCACATCAGGCGGCTAGGCATGAAACGTGACAACGCACCTGTTATTCCGCTTTGTCCAGCGCACCACACAGGAAACGATGGGGTACACGGCATGGGGAAAAAAGCTTTTGCAGAGCGTTATGGTGTCACGGAAGAAGACTTATTAGCCCAAACAGAGGCTTTATGTTAGCTACGCTGCAACTACCCTTGCCGCCAACGGTTAACACTTATTGGCGCAACTTTAGGGGCAGGACGATTCTTAGTTTAAATGCTAGGCTATACAAAACAACAATTAGCGAATACGTCATTGCAAACAACATTCCTAAATTTGGCGAAGCAAGGCTGCAAGCAATCATCACAATATTTCCACGCAATAAAGCTAAGATTGATTTAGATAACAGGCTTAAAGGATTATTTGATTCTTTAGGTAGCGCAGGCGTGTTTGAGGACGATAGCCAGTTTGATAAGATTGAGATAGCAAGGGGTAATATTAAGGCTGGGGGCGGCTGCACAATTGTCATTGCAACGCTTGACAATACCGAATAAAATGGAGAAAACAGGGGTAACTCATGGAAAAATGTGCGCTTTTTGCCGCCACTCTCCTACATTCAGCAACCAATACGCATTTTTTTCATTGGGAAACTGACTCTTTTTCAAAACATACTGCGCTTGCTGCGTATTATGACGGTATCGTTGACCTTGTAGACCAGTTTGTAGAATCCTACATGGGCAAATACGGCAAGATTACCAAGTTTCCCAATGTTTACCATCAGCCCAAAGAAGTCGTTGCTTATATCGAATCGTTGATACGTTTTGTCGAAAAAGCACGACAAGACTTACCAAAAGACAGCGAATTGCAAAACCTAATTGACGAAATTGCTGATTTGTTGAACTCAACCGCATACAAACTAAGATTTTTAAACTAGGAACTATCATGCCCACACCTCAAGAACTCGCAATGGCTTTACGTCAATCTGGACAAGACATGGCTGCACAACCACAATCATGGCAAGGCGGGATGCAAGGTATGGGTGGCATGGGCGGCATCAGCGATCAAGAACGAATGATGATGCAAGCAGCACAAGCACAGCAAGGAATGGGTATGCCGCAACAAAGCATTCCAATGGGCAATTCAGGCACTAGCAGCATGGGTTCTGTGCCAATGGGTCAAGCAATGCCTAATAACTTTGGTGCTGCAATGGGTCAGCCTATGCCACAACGAGGCATGATGCAAGCAGAGCGTGGTCTAAGCCCAGAAGAAGCCCAATACCTTAATTCATTGGGTCGATAATGGACAACAAACGCAAAGAAGTAGAGCGTGGCGCAAAAGCCCCATCCGGATATAAAAATACGCTTGATAAAGAAGAAGAAAAGCGTAACCGCCGTAAAGCTATGCTGACCAAACAATTTAACAAGATTAAAAAAGACCCGTTCTGATATACTTAACGTATCTTAACTAACCACTTGGTGAGATATGGAAATTAAAAAACAATTAAATACTCCACGAGGTGCTGGGCGTAAGGCAGGGGTGCCTAACAGAAGCACTACAAAGGCTCGTGAGGCGATTGCAGCGTTTGTTGATGGTAATGCACACCTATTGCAAACGTGGCTTGAGCAGATTGCTACAGACGAGCGATATGGGCCAAAAACAGCGTTTGATTGTTTTATGGCTGTGACTGAATACCATGTTCCTAAACTTGCCCGACAAGAACACGTTGGGGACGCTGCTGCACCAATCAAGATTGAAATTGAATGGGCGAAGTAAAGCGTATTACCCTTGAGTACAAGCCAAGGGAAGTATTCGTAGACTTTCACAACCGCAAACAACGTTGGGCATTGATCGTTGCACACAGGCGATGCGGGAAAACCGTTAGCTGCATTAACGACATAATCAAACGTGCGCTAACAGAAGGCAAGCAAGATGGGCGATATGCCTACATTGCCCCGTACCACAGCCAAGCTAAGTCTATTGCGTGGGATTACCTGATACGGTTTTCGCAGCCAGTTAGGGTTGCAGCTAACCAATCAGAATTATGGGTTGAGTTAATCAACGGCAACAAAGTGCGCTTGTTTGGTGCTGATAACCCTGATTCGCTGCGTGGTATGTATTTAGATGGTGTCGTATTAGACGAATATGCCGATATGCGCCCCCGTATCTGGGGTGAAATTTTAAGACCGTTACTAGCTGATCGGGGCGGCTGGGCAGTATTTATCGGGACTCCGAAGGGGCATAACGGGTTCTATGAGATATAAAACGAAGCCTTGCAGTCACCAACTTGGTACGTTAAGACGCTACGAGCAGACCAACCAAACCTGTTGCTAGCAGCCGAACTACAAGACGCCCAACGCTCAATGACTCCATCACCATACGAGCAAGAGTTTCTTTG